CTTCAGGTTAGCTCAATATGGCATAAGATCGCTCACCTTTCACAGCACATGCTTCAATGCGAGCAACTTCTTCCCTGATTACAGGGTCAAGCTCCAACACTTCATTTGCATCAGCTGTGGCAGGAGATATAGAATGAATCCAATTCTCCTTAGGCTTATTTAAAGGCCATCCAGCAGAAGTACTTTGGTCCAAGCGATCTAAACCCCTAACACCCATAATTCCTGACAGAATCGCAGTTTCCGACAAAGGACGCACCTTGTCCAACTGCTCTGGGTGGTCCTCACACACCTTATCAACAGCACGCAAAAGATCATTCTCAGCTTCAGCTAAATGCTGGGGGTGAAAATAATCATTAGTGTGAGTTACAGCTTCCAGATGCTTCTGAAAATGCCGATAATGATTCATGTCCTTAGGGGGACCATGCTTGTTCTCCACTTCCATAACATCGGCTACGGTTGTTGAAATCAAACTTGGCTCCACCTTGGAACGAAATGTTCGACGTGGAAGTGTATGAGATCCAAAATACTCCAACTTGGCCCTCTCAGATAAAAACTGAGTGGGACTTTTGACGTGCGCTTCGCCTAAGGGCCCAAACTGGCGGCCGCAAATTTCAGTTGGTAAAGTTCCTGAACTCTGCAACATAACGCCAGTTGTTTTCTCAGCAAGCGCACTAATAGCTCTCTCAGCATCACCCAAAGTAAGGTGCATACACGCGCCCTGTGGACCCTTTCCAGCAAAATGGATACCCATAATACATGGAGCACGAGTGTCAGCCACCCATGGAGCACCACACATGCCATTCCAAGTATGGTCTGGCACATGTGCCACAACCACATCCCGGAAGATGTCAGTATTAACGCGATATTGGGCAACAATTTGCGTCTTACCAAAATTGGTGGAAGTGGTCTGACCGTCTTGCCGCCGTGCAGGAATTCTACCATTGATGTTGCCTAAAGCCCTCAAATCGATGTCTTTCAACAACCAAGGTCGAAAATCCTTCACAGAGCCCGCCGAGCGAAAACGGAAAAAAGCCAGATCACGACCATGCTCAAAATGAACCTCAGAACGATGCAAGATCAAATCCTGAATATTGGCATTTGAATCAATGTCTCCACGCAAGACGCGCATCACAATATGATCTCCTTTGTCTAGCCATACGTGTGCATTCATGACCCACATATCTCCACAAATGGGAAATAAATGCGTAATTTGCTGTGAATTGACCACAGCCAAGCGCACGGATCTAGAACACATACGCATCAAAGCGGCAAAGGAAGTAGTTTTAGCGCTCTCTGAGACAGGCATAGGTCTGCGCATGACTTTTTGCCAAACATTTTCTTTCGGTACATCATCCGGTTGTGGATCTGCACCTGCCGAAAAAGCTTGAAATTGGCCTCCGACCATCCTGCACAAACCAATAATAGCAAGCACAGCGGGTAAGGTAAGACCCAAAAAGAAGAGAGGCCGCCGATGCTCTCGCAAGGCACCACAAAAGGTGCCAAACCTCTCGCGCCAAATGTCACTAGCTTTACGCTGTGCATTACGCACACGGTAAAAAACTATGCACATGTACACATAGTGCAAAAATTGCAACCACATATACACAGCAATTAAATTGAGCGCAAAAACAGAGCATTTATAAAAAAGCATCATCAAAAAAGAACATACAAAAGACAACAAAAACTTGTTAAAAATGCTATATTGCAAGAATACATACAGCGAAATATCATAAAAAGGACGCAGGCTAAAGAAAGCCAACAAAATGCGCCAATACAAAATGTTCTGCAACACACCGCTTTGATGCTCACCATCAACAACGCCGCATTGATCACAAATGTTTGAGAAAAGATTGTGTTCACACAAATCACTCTCAAACAGTTCAGCACTCGAATCGACCAAGTTACGTTGGCGCTTCACGTGCCCCTTTGCTTCAGAACACAAAAATTTAGCAACTTCAGCAAAGCTACCTTCCAAAACATCTTCATAAACAAAAGTGCGACGGCCGCCACACGTACGTCCAACAGCACGCTCGACCTTGATGTTCCACACATCAACAGCACCCCCAGCAGGGACACTAGCAGAATCGAGCGTTCCATCCTTGTTGCTAAACTCAGGTCGTACGGCCACAGTTAAAGTGTACGCAAAC